TAAAAAGAGAATTTGACATTACAACGGTTGAACAATATCCACAGGATGTAAAGTTTGAAGTTGTAAAAGACAAAGCAACAGACTTCGATAAGTTTAATAAGGTTGGAGATGTAGTAGACGTAAAGTTTAATGTAAGAGGTAACGAGTATAATAGTAAATACTATGTTAACTTACAGGCTTGGTACATTGCTAAAGCAGACGCTTACGCTCCAACTAAACAAGAAGTAGGAGAGGTAATGGCAACTACTGAAGAGGATGATCTTCCTTTCTAAAATCAACAAAGCCCTCTATTAATTTAGGGGGCTATTTTTAAACTAAACAAAAATAAAATTATGAAAGCAATTACATTTGCAGGTTTACCAGATACTCAACAGTTCCACGTAAGGAAAGCAAACGAGATTAAGAATAAGAGAATACAATATAATAAAGAACTTGAAACTATTTTAGATGAGGTTTGTAAATACCTTTGTGTAAATGTTAGTGATGTAAAGAGTAAAAATAGAATGTTAAGGACTAAGATAGCACGGTTTTACTATTGTTACCTTTCCAAGTTACTAACTCAATCTACATTTACAGAGGTGGGAGATGTAGTTTATAGGCATCACGCAACAGTAATACACGCTAACAATACCGTAAAGGACTGGCTAAGTTATGACAAGCAAGTGATAAAAGAACTAGAGGAGATAGAAACTAAAATAGAAGAAAGAAATGGATAAGGAGGCACACAACACAGTTATAAAGATAACAGCACATAACCAATGTCTAATACATTTAATAGATCAACTAGATTTTAACGGTATGAATCCACAAATGAAAAGGTTATTTAAAGACAGTAGAGACATTTTTAAAGCATTAAATAACCATTGTGTTAAAAAGATTGGTGTATTGTATGAGGAAGTCTATAAAGTTGACCCTTACACAATAGACACTTTAATAGACGGCTTTCAAAGTAGGTTTGATGAGTTAAAGGAATTAAACATTGAAGATGTAGTAACAATTAAAGATTAAATTATGAAAGTAACAGATAAAATAACAATTACAAACGAGGATAATATGGAGTTAATGGCTCGTTATCCTGATAATCATTTTGATTTTGCTATTGTTGACCCGCCTTATGGCGGAAATGATGCAATAGGGTTAAAAGATAATAAAAAACAAGGTAAACAAGCAACAAAAAGAACTAACTATAATGTTTTTGAAAACGAAGCACCTACTAAAGAATATTTTGATGAACTTAAAAGAGTAAGTAAAGAACAAATCATTTGGGGTGTAAACTTTTACAAAAACTATGATTTATGTGGAGGGCGGTTAGTTTGGGATAAAAGAGGTACTGCATTTGGACGTGCTGAAATGGCTTATTTATCAATGACTAAAAGCGTAAATATTTGTGAGATTATATGGAATGGTATGATTCAACACGATATGAAGAACAAAGAAACAAGAATACACCCTACACAAAAACCAGTTAAACTTTATGAATGGCTATTAATGAACTACGCTAAAGAAAATGATAAGATACTAGACACTCACTTAGGAAGCGGCAGTATTGCTATTGCTTGTCACAACTTAGGCTTTGAGTTAACTGCTTGTGAGTTAGATAAGGAGTATTTTGATAACTCAATCAAGCGTATTAATAACCACGTTTCTCAGCAAAGGTTATTTTGAAACAGTTTAACATATTTGGAAAGATAGATAGATTAGAGTTTATAGATGGAGAGTTTAAAGTTAAACACAGGAGGAGGAGACTAACCAGAGTTAGAAAAAAAAGAAGTAAGCAGATGAAACTTTTTTAAATAAATTTGGTAGTTTAAAAAATTTAACTATCTTTGTGTTCAAGTTCGGTCTCACAACATAGAACTTAAAGGAATTTTAATTAACCCTTGCCACGATTAAGAGAAGTGAGACCCTCCGAAAGTAGCAGGGGTTTTATTTTATATCAAATATTTATATTATGTGCAAAGGATGGATCAAGTTACATAGAAGTATTAAAGACTGGGAGTGGTACGATGACACAAACGCTACACGGCTTTTAATACATTTACTTGTAACAGTTAACTACGAGGATAAAAAATGGAAAGGAAACACTATAAAAGCAGGTTCTTTAGCGTTTAGTTGGGACACATTATCTAATGAATTAGGACTAACCAAACAACAATTACGAACTTCAATGGCTAAACTTGAAAGCAGTAAAGAGGTAACACGCAAAGCAACTAACAAGTATCAAGTTGTAACCCTTTGTAAATGGGAGAAGTTGCAAAGTACTAACACGCAAGTAACAGACAACCCAACACACAAACAACATTCAAGTAACATTCAAATAACACCAACTAAAGAAGTTAAGAATATAAAAGAAATAAAGAAGAAAGAAAATAATAAGCCTACGGCTTTTAAATTTTTTCAAGCCTTTTTAGATTTGGGAGTAGATAAAGATTTATTAAATGATTGGTTAACTGTTAGGAAAAAGAAAAAGGCTACAAACTCTAAAACTGCTTTTGATGGTTTTATTAGAGAAGTAAGTAAAACTAAATTAACGGTAAGTGAAGCAGTAAGAATATGCACAGAGAGAAACTGGACTTCTTTTAATTCAACTTGGAATTTTGAAAAGCCAACCACAGAGAACAAACAAAAAAAAGTAGCAATAAATTTTAACTGTTAATTATGCAAGAATTTATAAACTGGGAGGATATTAAAGTAAAAGGTCGTGAGAGCGGTGTAAAGAAAACTACTTGTCCGAGTTGTTCAGCAACTAGAAAAAAGAAAACAGATCCTTGCTTGTATGTAAACTTTACTAGCGGAGTGGCTAAGTGTTACAATTGTGAAGCTTTAGGCTTTAGAGATAGTGATAAAAAAGACTATTCAGAAAAGGTTTACACATTACCAAGTCAAGAATGGAAGAACTACACAGAACTACCTGCAAAGTTAGTTAAGTGGGTAGAAGATGAGAGGAAGATAAAGCAACACGTTTTAATAGACTTAGGTATTACTTACGAAACATTTTACCAACCAGCAAAACAAAAGGAGTTAGGTAATTTAGTATTTAATTACTTTGAGGGTAAACAATTAGTGAATAAAAAGTATAGGAGTGCATCTAAGGACTTTACACAGTCAGCAGGTACAAAGAGAATATTCTATAACATTAATTCAATTATAGGTCAAGATGAGTGCTACATAGTAGAGGGAGAGTTTGATGTGTTAGCAATGTACCAAGCAGGAGTTAAAAATGTAATTAGCCTACCTAATGGAGCGAATGATAATGATGACGTTTGGTTGAACTGTGAGAAGTACCTAAAGGATATTAAAAAGTTTATCATAGCGGTTGACAATGACGAAAAAGGAAACATAGTTAAAGATAAAATAGCGCAAAGGTTGGGGCGTTATAGATGTGAGTTTATAGAGTGGGAGTGTAAAGATGCTAATGGAGACTTAATAGAGGGTGTAATTGAAACTACTTTAAGCAATAGGAAAAAGTTTCCTGTAAGTGGAACGTACAAAGTAGAAGATTTAAAAGAAGATATTTTAGCACTTTATGAAAATGGTTTACCCGAAACTATAAAGCCGTCTAAAGATTGCTTTGGAGACTTAGGTAAAAAGTTTAGTGTAATGCGAGGACACTTAGTAACTGGAACAGGTATTCCATCACACGGTAAAAGTAACTTTAGCGAATGGTACATTTTAAACTTGTTAGATGAGTACGATATGAAAGCAAGTTTCTTTAGCCCCGAACATAGTCCAATGAGTTTACACCAAGCCAACTTTATGCAAAAGGCAATAGGTAGAAGTTTTTGGAAAGATTACGGAGATAGACCGAGAATAAATAAAGAAGATATAGACAGGTACGAGCAATGGGCAAATGAAAAACTATACTTAACAACAGCAGAGAATGGAGAGTTTCCTACTTGGGATTGGTGGTTTGAAAAGGCTAAAGAACAGATTTACAGTTTTGGAGTAGATATTTTTGTAATAGATGCCTTTAATAAATTAGGTTTACCAAAAGGAAACAAACTAGAAGCCATTAACGAGGTATTAACCAAGTTAACAATGTTTGCACAGATGCACAACGTAGTAGTGTTTTTAATTGCACACCCTACAAAGATGGGTAAAGATGAAAGCACAGGATTACCTGCTATGCCTAGCCTATACAATGTGAGCGGATCGGCAGACTTTAGAAATCAAACACACGATGGATTTTGCGTTTACCGTTACTTTGGAGATGAAGTAGCAAACGGTTACACAACCATAGTAAACTTAAAAACTAAAATGTCTTTTCAAGGAGAGATAGGAGGGAGCGAAGATTTTGAGTATGATGTGCCTAGCGGTAGGTATTTTGTAAAAGGGACAGAGTGTCCTAAATTTGATTTAACAAAACCTAGAGAGACTTTAGACGAGCCTAAAGAAATAGAACTACCAAAAAATGAAGCAATAAAACCAAATGAAGATTTTGAAACTCAAGACGATTGGTTAGAATTTAAAGATAATTTTTAATATATTTACAATGAAATTAGAACAAGCACTTAAACACGTAGAAGTTTTACGTAGTTACACAGAAACAAATGCAGAGGAAGTTTTGCTAAATGAATTAGAGCAATTTATTAAAGAGCAAGGAGAATATATACACAAGCAAGACAACCAACTTTTAGCACAGACTGATTGGCTAGTAGAGAATAAACGTCTAAAGCAGATGATTAAAGAAATGGAGGAGAAGATAGAAAAGGTATTGAATGATTTTTAACAGTCTTTAAATAAATTATAATTATGACAACAGTATATGAAATATTAGAACACTTTGCTTGTATAAATCCAAGTGTAAAACTAAAGCCAATTGAAATTCAACAAGTAATTGTAGGGTATATAGAGCATGAAAAAGAAATGTTAGAACAAGCATTTTATGACGGTAAAGATTTAGACCCTTTAAATTCTTTTGAAAGTTGGTACAACTCAAAAACATAATAATTAGCGATAGCAACGCAAAGCAGAATAACGGACTACTAGAGTAGGTCAAATAGCAAATCCGAGAAGTAACGGAGTACTTCCGCTAATTAAATAAATAAATAAAATATGACAACAGAACAAAAAGAAAAAATAGGGTTAATAATAATTGATACATTATATGAGTATTTAACTGAAAAAAAAATTCAAGGCGATGTAATAATAGAAAGTCAGTTTGATGATATAGCAGATGATTTAATAAGTAAGCTTTTCGATGAAGACGTAAAAAAATCTATTGTAAATTACGGTAGTGTTTCAGATTATCCAAATGAAGTACTTAAACAAATTAAAGAAAACCATGATTTAAATATTATTGTAGGTTTTGAAGATATTTGCGGGACAATAAAACATACAAGTAAAAAGTGTTTAAAATGTGGAAGTGAACAATTATACAGAAGCATTACAGGTAAACTATGTTGTACAGATTGCATTTTAGGTTAAATAAAATTATTAAAAGTCGTCAACTAAATTTTAACTATGAAAAAATGTAAATACTGCAAAGAACCTTTTACACCTAAATTCAATAACGAGTTTAATAGAAAGTTCTGCTACAAAGAAGAATGTATTAAAATAGCATCTAAAGACATTTTAAAGACGTTTAACGAAATGAAACTTAAAACTTATAGTAAGTTACTTCAAAAGAATAATACAACGCCTAAAGCAAAGAAAATAAGTCCAAAGGAATTGTTACAGATTGAAGTAAATAAACTTTCCAGAAGGATAGATAGTTATTTTGGTTACAATTGTATAGACTGTCATAGAGTTTTAGAGTATCACAAGCCAAATGCAGTACATGGAGCGCATAGGTCTAATGTAGGGGGGCATGAGAATATAAGATTTAACTTACATAACATACACGCTGCTACTTTATTTTGCAATAAGCATAGCACAGAGCATAAGACTGGTTATGATGTTGGATTAGTAGATAGGTATGGTAAAGAATATTTTGATATGGTGCATGGATTAGACTTAGAATACAAGGTTTTAAGATTAAACGAAGTAGAAATTAAAGAAGCGTTAAAGATAGTTAGGAAGTTAAATAGAGAATTTAACCAACACACCAAAGGAAATGATTTAGACGGTGCAATGATGCGAAGTTATTTTAATGGCTTAATAGGAATATACAAATGAAATACAACCTGAACAAAGAAGTGGATAGAGCAGAATATAAAAAGGACTGTAAAGAATACCTTTTTAAGCGTTCTATGGTAGATCAAAAAGAAACGAAGATAACTAGAAGCCAAGCCCAAAACAGAGCGTTACATTTATTTATATCCTTTGTTTCAGATGAATTAAACGAACTAGGAATGGAATATAGATATTTTGGTATAACTGGTAAAGAGTTAAGTACTAGATATACTCCACACATTGTAAAGGAGTTTTTTTGGAGAAGATTACAAGTAGCATTATTTGATATTAAAAGCACTACAAAGTTAAACACTAAGCAGATGAACGAGGTAGCAGAGGTTTTTTTAAAGTTCTTTAGTGATAGAGGGGTTACTTTAGAGTTCCCTAGTATGAATAGCTTAATAGATCAATAAACACATTTACCACTTATAAACCTATATTACCGCTTGTCACATTTTTAGCAGTAGTAAAGAAATTTATATTACATTTGTATTAAGAAATTAAAACAAAGGGAAATGGAGAGTCAAAAATTCAAAAACAGTTCTTTAAAAGAAAACAAAACTAAAAACAACTTAATAAATAGTGCTAGAATTGAATTTGAAAACTACTGTAAGGAGTTGTCAGAAAAATACAATATGACTATTGAAGAAGTGAAAAGAGAATTAACTAAATAAATAAAAATATGAACACAAAAGAAGAAGCGTTAAGATGGTATTTAAAAGGTGCTAAAGATGCAGACGAAACAAGCGGTACAAATCATATTCAACATGATTTTGAAACTCATTTTCACCTACAATACAAGGAAAGTTCAAGAAAAAGTATTGAGGAAGATTTTAAAAAGTTTCAATCAGGTGAAGAATTTTATAAAAGTATTTATGAATTGAAAAATCCACCAACCCACATGGATAAAGAAATAATCACTTTATTAGATAGTTATAGGTTTTTTCTACTTGAAAACTCAACATCATGAACACTGTGAAAATAATAAACACCCTATACGATAGAATTGATATACTAACAGGTAGTAAGCAGATGCATAATAGGTTTTATGTATCTAAAGCAAATAGATTAATTGATAAACTAAAAAAGCATAAAGTAAATGACAAGAGAAGAAGCAAAAGAAATGTTTAGAAATGATGTAGATGCATTTGGTAAACCTAAAAAGATAATGAGTAAAATAGATTCTATATACGATTCTATTGGTATTGAGTTAAAATTCTACAAAGACACGGTTATTTGTATTCAAAGAATATTGAATACAAATGAACCCGAGTATATGAAGAACGCAAGAATAGATGCTTTAGTTTTAGGCAAAAGACAAAAATAAATGATTATGAAATATCCAAACAATATAAAGGTAGGAGACAATGAAATGATTGAATTTGCGAAAACTTTAGTATTTGAATACTTTAGTTATTTAGGCGGTAGATATACAGATGATCCTATCACATACAGAGATACAAAAAAGTTTTTAGACGCAAAGAAGCACGCTGATATAGTTTGTGAATACATGAAGATGGCAGATAGGAATCCACAGATGGAGTATTTTTATAAAGACGTACAGAAAGAAATAATTAAATTATAAAAACAATTAACCAACCTAGCCACGAGATTTAAAGCCAAAAGCATAAACTCATTTTATTAAGCCTCTATGCGGATAGTCCGAGAACATAGTTAAAGTGGCTAGGGAGGTTTTAAATATTAGATTATGAAA